CCTTACCAGTTTTTTTGGGGTCATCTGCAAATAAATTGTAATTAATGATGGCATTAGTACCAGCCTTTACACAGAAATACTGATCACCATTTTCATCAATTTGATAGCCACCATTTATCCAATCAAAATTGTCAGAAACCGTCATGGTCACATCATTATATGACCATAATCTATCTACTGAGTTATTAGAATAACCAACAGGATTGAAGTCAAATGCTAATCCAGTAGTAACAGGAGATACATTAATATCCAGCTTTGTAACATTAGCTGTTAATGTTTTAATAGCTTCACCACAAGTAATTGTAATAATATGCTCTCCTACAATATCTGTTTTAAACGGATAAATTGCAGTATTCTCCGTCAGTGTAAGAATTGACACAACTGTTCCATCTACAGCAATTTCAACATCAGGAGTTTCAGTAGATGGATCATACACTGTATATTTAATATTTGTAGTATCATATTGCTGCATAATAAAATCTTGCTGAACACAACCAATAATAGGAATGGTGTTCCCAGATTCATATACAATAATATCTTTAAAAATATGATTTGATTCAATTGTACTTCCATTGATTTTAGAAGTCATATAAACTTCTAATAAATGAGAGCCATGTTCTTCAATGTTTAATTCATATCCATTTGGCACACCCGAAGCAGAAGTAGTGATAGTTTTAACTTCCGTTCCTTTTCCAGTATCATCATATAAAATGAAATGAATATCTTTAGAAATAGCACCATAAGGGGTGTAATTAAAAGTAATTTTTCCAGTTTCATAGAAAAACTTATCATTAAAGTCAGATTCTAATCTTACATCAACAACTTGAACAGTCCAATTTTTAGAAGCTAAACTTCCAGCATCATCTGTAATTGTCAAATTAACCTTTTGTGTACCAATAGAAATGTAATCTGTAATGTCAAATGTATTTTCTCCCTGCTGAGCTATGACATTACCACCTTCATCCTTAGTAACTCCAGAGGCTGTATTAGTATCAACAATCTTTCCATTAACTTTCCAAACAGCATTACCTTCTGTTATAGCATCGCCAGAAGAATCGACACCAGAGAAAGTATATGTAATTAATGCTCTATCATTTGCTGTAACAACAAGGGGAGAAGTGGTTACATAACCAATTTTTAAAGCACTACCTGTAGCACTACCAGAGCCACCAGCAATGGTGAATTTCTGTTTAGGACTTTTCTTTTCATCTTCTTCGCCCTCATTCTCAATTTCATAAAAAACAAATACATTCTCACCAACATCTGGATCTTCTATATCATTATAAACTACATCATAGGTAAGGCGAGGGGAGGTGTCTATAGATCCGACAATACCTTGCAAATCTTTAACAGTGCCACTTAAAGTTGCGATATTTCTTGCATTTGTAGAAATAGAGCTTGATAAGGGATCGGTTTTACCAGTTACAAAACTTTCAGTTGCATATCCGCTTAAATCGACTTTAACATTTCCAAGGGCAGTATCAACCTCTGTTCTTGAATAGGTTTCTTCTTTTTTATAATAGTCTGCGAGCTTACCGGAAATATCGGCAGCGGCAATAGCATCAGAGACATTCTGCTTAGTAGCATAATCTTCAAGAGTTGCCGCAACTTTTGTATCAGCATCCGTTTTATTATAATAATTATTTGTTAAATTTTCTGTAACACCCGCAACAGCACCATCAACATATGTTTTTAAGGCATAATCATTTAATTTATCTGATATATCTGCTTCTGCAATCGCATTATCAACATAGTCAGTAGTAGCGTATTTACTAAGTTCTTCTGTAACAACTTGCTCAGCTCTATCAGCTGCATCTTCAGCTCTATTAGCTGCATCTTCAGCAGCCTGAATATATTCACCTACAACAACATTCTTAATTTCTTCAGAAACGCTCTTTGCAACAGCAGTAACAAGTTCTTGCACCCAAGAATCATCAATGTTAATTGCACCATGACAATCTTTATCACACAATGATTGTAAAACATTTAAAGTATCATTATATTTAGATTTCCAAACATAAGAACAATCATTTCCTTTACTATCACGGAAGCTACCAATAGCATGAATTTCAAATTTAAGATTTCCTGGAGTCTGAGTAGCACCTGCGTCTACTAGCCAACCAAATCTAATTTTTTCATCATTATAATTAACATTAATTGGCTCAGTCGCTCCATGTAATCCATCACTTGTTTCATAATGAATTGAAAGCGCCGTTCCATGTAAATCAAACCCGTCATAATATCTTGGCATTTCAAACGGGATATACTGAGAATTAATTTCCTGAGTTATATTAAACTGACTTCCATCAAGCAAAATATCTTTGTCAGATGTGATATGTGAAATTTTATTATCTTCAAATTTATTATATCTTCTATAATTATTATCTTCATTCCAGTTACCATCATCTCCAGAATATGCGGCAATTTCAGGGACTTCATCATTTGCATCTAAAGTCATAATATAATCTGACTCAGTTTCATAATCTATATTTATTGTAGAAATCGTTTCGTTAACTAAGGGCTCATCAAATTCAGAAGAAGCAGAAACAATAACTACATTATTTGCATTTTCTAAATTTTTTTTCATAGAGTCTTTAAATGATACACTCATTAATTATTCATCCTCCTTTCAAAAAATAAAAGAGGATGAAAAATTCATCCTCATATTTTTATTAAAATTCAACTACGTTGTTTTCATCTTCTGAAGAAATAGGATCCTTAATAATTTCACTATATCCGAATTCAACTACATTATCTTCGCATCCACAATCACATTTATCTTCTGGAAGAACAACTTCTCCAGTATCACTATCTAAATCTACTACTGGAATTCCATCGTCAATCATATCTCGAACAGAAACCTTACTTCCAATTCCATATCCACCAGATTGAAGTTGTAATGTTTCTTCAGTTTCATTATATTTGATATCATCAACCATATTCATGCTCATATTGTCAACTAAATCAGCCATCATCTTTATTTGAGCGTCTTGTTTTATAATTCTTTGATCTATAGCACTTAATGCACTATCAGGAATAAAATCGCTCCAAGCAGAAATAGGGAAGACCTTTACTTTTATCGCAGGAGAAATTTTACGTACTCTTTGAACTGGAGCTCCATCAGAATCAACATCTAAATAGAGAAAAGATAATTGAACTTCAAGAATTCCAGCTTCTTTTGTAAATTCTGTATCTACAGGTAATATATATTTTAAATAATCTTTATATCTTTCTTCAGATAATACCAGCGTTTCTGTTTTATATTCTTTACTTACAGGTTTTACATATTCTAATAAAACAGTAGCATTTGTTAAATCATGTCCATTATATATTGGGTTTACTAAGAACCATAAGTCATCAACTAACTTACTTCTTTGTATAATGCGTTGTTTCTGAGTCGCACTCATAGTATTATCTTCATTTATTAAAATGATATACATCTTAATCACCCCACTTTATCTCAATATCGTTAAGTTAGCGATGTATCTTATTTCACATAAACTTTAAATCCATAAAAAAAATAACGTGAAAAATACTTCACGTTATTTTGAATTTTCCTTTTTCATTTCTTCCACCAAAGATAACTTTGATGTAACTTCATTAAGCTGATTGGCGATTACTTCGATATCAATATCTTTCTGAGCTTCAACGACTTTATCAAGATCATCGAGTATTTCATAGAACTGGTTTAAAGCCGCCATTAAGCTTTCATAAGGAATTAAAGCTTTAAGAGATTTTTTATATTCAAGAGATCTCCAAACATTTTGTTCAATCATTGAAATATGATTTAAAACTATATTTGATGTCTGTGTTAAGTAATACTTAAGCTGAAGTTTTAAACAAATATCATAACACTTTTCAAAATCTGGAATTTCATCACTAATCATAGGAACAGGGATATTTGTAAATAAATTTAAAATATGATATGCCTCTAAAATATCGATTAAATAGTATGCAAAATTTTGATTTTCTACATTATCAACAATCATTACAATCGCATTATGTATATCATCTAAAGACGCATCCTCATTTATTTCAACTTTAAAAATATCGTCTCCTGTACCATACTTAATATATTTTTTATCTTCAACAATAAAATCTTCAATGCTTTCCATTAAAGTTTTTGCCATATATATTTCTCCTTTACTCTATAACCTCCACAATAAATTCAATACGTGGATTTTCTTTATCGATACCACCTTTAATAGTTAGACTGGTAATATGTTCAAGATCATCATCGACAATAAATTTACTATCAACAAAAGCATCAAAAATATATTTAGGACTTACATTATCGACATCAT